TTGGTAATTTGTCTAGTAGTTGTTGTAGCTTTTGTATTAGTTTCTTGTTCATAGCTTTTCTATTTCGTTTAGTACCTCTTGGTAGTATTCTATGTTGTATGCTTTTTCTTTTGGTGTTTGCATAAATAGCCATTCTTTTTTTATCATATTAAAATAATTCTGTTTGTTTTATGTTTGATTTTGTTATTATTCCTAATGCTGTTTCTAATATTGTTTTACCAGCTTCATAATCTACTAGGTTTCTTGCTATTTTTAAAGTTAATTGATTTCCTTTATATTTTCTAAAATCGTAATCGTGAAAACTATTATAATGAATTAAACTTTCTGAATTAGTATCTTTTTGTTTTAACTTCCCCCCTCTTTCACTTAATTTATTAGGTAGTTTAAAGTTTGTCCAGTATAAATGTCTGCCTTTTTTTATTGGGTTAAACATTGGTTCATAGTATGGTATTACATTTTCAACCACATATTTACCTTTGCAATGATGTTGTAAAAATATTATTTCTTGATACAATTTCATATCTGGGTATGTTGGGTTTTTACCATTAGCACCAAAACCCCAATATCTTGCTCTACTGTGTGTTGGACAAGGTGGTGATGACCAAATAAAATCAAACTCTTGGTAGTGGTCTAATAAGTATTGGTGTGCATCTGCAACAATAACTTTATCATTAGGGAACCTTTCTTTGTATAACCTGGCTAATTCTGGGTCTAATTCTACCGCAGTAACATCTACATTAGTTACTTCATCCCACTTATATCTGTTACCACCTAAACAAGCATATAAATTTAGTATTTTCATAATTCTGTTTTTAAGTTGCACAGTTTATTATTTCGTATTCACTATTGTTTTGTTTCCATTCAAAAGACTTTAATACCAAAGCTGCACGTTCATCATACATATCTTGTTGTTCTTCTTCCAAGTTTCTGTATTGCTTTTCATTTTGTGTGAGGTTACTTTCTTTTGTTAGTTTTTCTAGTTTTTCTATTGCTTTAAAATAATCTTTCTCTAGTGCTTCGTGTTTTTTTTCTATAATCTCTAATCTTGACAGTTGGCTGTATTGTAATTGTGACCTTACTATAAATTGGCTTTCTAGTTTATCATAGTAATCAAAGTTTGATTGTTTATAGATAGGATACATTTTGTTTGCATAGATTGCCGTTGCGTGGTCATAAGATTTTCCTTTTGACTTTACAAACCTAGCTATGCTGTGCCACCTCATATCTAGTTTGTTTCTTAATATATAACATAGTAAAGCACGATGTTCTACGTATTCGTTTTTTCTTGTTTGTTTATATATATCTATGCCAGATAATTTAATAAGCAAATCACTTACTTCTTCTGGTGTTTCTAATAGTATTGTGTTGTAATTCATTTACTTTGTAGTTTTTGGATATATAAAGCTGCATCCATTAGTTCTTCTTTTAAGTGTTGTAAAAAGTCATCGTGCTTATTGTCTTGTAGTGTTGTTTTGTATTTGTCTATTCCTACACAACTTCTTATGTCAAACTCTCTTTTTAAATCTTCTACTATTTTATCTTTCATTGTGTTCTTAATTTTAAAAGGTGGTAGCACTCTGCATATTTTTGTCTTGCTTTACCTTTGTATTCTTGTTTAAATAATTCGTATAGCTTTCTTGTGTATTGGTATTTTGTGTTGCAATCTTTAAAATGCTTTTCTGCAAACTTAACACCCTTACCTTTAAAGTAGTTTACATTGTCAGCAGTATCGCCAACAATCATTTGCTCATAAAAATTATACATTGCTTCTTCTTCTGTTATGTCTAATACAACCTGGTGCTTGTAATGATAGTTGTACATCAAGCAAGGGAATTGTTTGTAGTCTTTATCTATTGATACAATCATAACCTCATCCCTACCTAAATCATCACTAATCTGTTTCCAGTACCTTGCAACCATATCATCTGTTTCAATACCATAACCCCATATACTATCGTATTGGTCTTTTACAAATTGATGCATCTCATTTAAAAGCGGTGGTAGTTCTTGTTTCTTTCTATTGGCTTTGTACTTCTTTGTTATAAGTTTTCTAAAGTTACCCTTTGAACCACTAAAACATAACACTTTGTCAATGGTGTACTTTTCTTCCAAGTCATTTACGATTTTCATAAACTGCTGGTCAAACTTGTTTCTACTATCCTCTATATCGGTGTAGTACTTTTCATCATCTGGTGTTTCTCTTTTGCGGTAACAACTTGCAAAGATTAAACTATCTGCATCTACTAATAAAATCATAATTCTGCTTGTGCTATTTTAATCATTTCTAGGTGCATCTGTTGTATCTTCTTTTGTTCTTTGCACACCATACTTATAATACTTGGTAAGTCTCTAAAAAGCTGGTCAGCATCCATTACAAGTGTTTTGTCTTCGTCTACATTACCGTAACCAATTACAAGTTCACCATCAGAACAATGTAAGGTATGTGTTTCACCCACGTATGTATGATTTTCTTTTTCATCTAACTGCTTGTAAAGTACTGCAATTAGTTCTTGTTGTTCTTCCATTCTTGCTTGTAGCCTGTCTATCCTGTTATCTTGTCCCATTTGTCTATTGTTATGTTAAGTTTTAAATAATTCTTTTTACCTGGTTTTACTTGGTAGTTAATTTGCACATCAGTTATCTCACTATCTTGTTCAGTATGAAATTCTATTTGCTTTTTTAACTTTTCCCAAGCTGCTTTGTTTACTTCCATCAGTCGTTGTTATAGTGTTTTAAGTATGGTTGTTCTTTATGGTTGCATTTCTTAACCCAGCTTTTGTCTAAAAACTTTATATACCTAAATTGTCTTAATGTTTCTTTTATAGCCTTTTCTTTAAAACCTCTTTTTTCTAGTTCAGCTTTTTTATTTCTATTGTTATTTGTAATTAAACTATTATGATATGTTTCACCCTCAAAACTCCAAAATATACTTGTGTGTTCACCATAATATTTAAAAGAACAAGCTTGATAAACAATGCCCAATCCACCACATCTTTCATCTGCAAATGATTGCACCCATTTAACAGTTTTAAACTTACCTTTTATGTATTTAATACTATAAGATATTGCTTTACTTTCTGTATTTTTTTTAGCTTTATCATCAAACCACATTCTATTTAATTCTTTATATTGGTTTAATTTAGTTCCACTAACAACACTATTACAACTTTGTGGGTTCATTGCATAGCCATATTGTAAGCACCCTAACAACTCACCATTAATATAACAACCTAAATGTATATGTGTTGTTGCATCATTACAGACTTTGTGTGAATAATGGTTTTTAATTATTATTTCTTTACTGACATCTTTTGGTATTTCAATAATATAAAATTCATCAGTACCATAACCTATAATATCTTTGTGCCCAAACATTGGTATCTGGGCACTATAAATATATCCTTTCATTATACTAATTCTTTTACATATGTTGAAAAGGTTTGCTCAACCGCATCTTTAGTAAATGAACAACTTTGTGTTGAGTTAAAATGGTATGTTGTAAAGTCAATTAAAATATCTAATATTTCTTTATTAGTCTTTTCTAAAATATTGTTTGTTCTTAATTTAAACATAACTGGTATAATGCTACCACCATTTAATTTCATTGATTTACCATTTTTTTCTAAATGCTTAATTAGTTTACCATTCTTTAAATAGTTTTCACCTAAATACTCAACCAAGTTTAAAGTTCTATTAAACTCTTTTGTTAAAGTAGCAGAACCATTTTTAATGTTTTTACCATCTTTTCCTAAAAATATTTTTATTAAAGCTGGTATTGTAAATAGTCTACTATGCACATCACTTGCTTCTTTTAAATTTTTTGGACTTTGTAAAACATCTCTTAAAAACTTTTTATACTCTTTGTGGTTTGAACCAGCATAACTAACTACATAGTCAATTTGCTTTAGCACTTTACCTCTTGTGTTAAATGATATAAACGCATTTCTTGCATCTTCTTGGTCTTTTACATAAATCTCCTTAACACTTATTTTTTTAAGGTTTAGAACATCTAACATTGCAGATTTTAAATGTGCCCCATCGGTTAATATTTTAGTGCCATCTTTTGTAACACTAATTAATACATCACGCATTTGACCTTGTGTTGAAACCGCTTCTGCTAAATCTTTAACATTGTTTTCATTTCTCCACCTTTGCCAAGATGGTACAATTACATTGTTAAAATCTTTTTTTGTGTAAACTTTGTTTTTAATTGTTTTCATTTTATTCTGTTTTTAAATTAATAATATCCAAATGTAATACTATTTACTTTATAAACAAAACATTTAACAACTAATTTGGTTCTATGTTTATATTTATTCTAACTGCTTGGTTTTCTTTAAGCAAGTAAACATCTTTAAGCAATCTTTTCTTTGTATATACAGTTGTATCTGGGCAATACTTTTTTACTGGCTTTGGCATCTCTAAAGTATCAAGCCAATACATAAAGTTACCTTTAGGGTCATTAACAAAAAATAACCTAACAACATCTAGTTTCATTAAATTATCATACTTTTCTTTTTCAAGCATTTTTTCATCATAGTGTGTTTTTCTAAATTTCATCTCAATAACACAATCTTTTCCTTTTGGTGTTTTACCAATAGCATCATATATTTTGTTTCCACCAGCACACCATTCTAAATCCCAACCATCTAGGTTAAGTAAAAACACAACCGCTTTTTCCCATTCGTTTATTGTTTTAATTCCCATTGTTCCAAATTATGTTAAGTTGTTTTATCCATAACTTTATTTTCTTTGGATTGCAAGTGCAAGGTTTTTGGTATTTATGTTTGTA